TCATTTTCCCCCCCCTTCGTGTCTGAGTCGGGCGGATCGTGACTGATGCCAAACCATCCGGGCGGGGACGGCGCCGGAGAGGCCGCAACGAGTCCGCTCTCGAGCTCGACCTGGCACAACATTCGGACCTGGCCAAGGCGGTCCGCTCCACGCTGCGGACCCTGGCCGCGCTTCTGGATCGCGCCGAAGCGGCCGGCGACGTAGAGGCCGGGGCCAGGATCGCCCATGAGTTCCACGATCAGCTCGCCGCCGCCGCTATCGCCATCCCGCCCGTCGAGCGGGTCGAAACCCTCGAGGACTTCTTGCGGGCCACCGCCGGCCCTCGCCACCCCCAGGGTCCCTAGCCGGGCGACGGTCGGCCCGGCTGTGGCCGACTGGGCGGCGCGGATGGGTCGACCGTTGATGCCCTGGCAGCGCTGGGTGGCCGACGTCGCCCTCGAGGTCGATGACGAGGGCCGATTCTGCTATCAGCTGGTGGTGGTCACGACCCCCCGACAGTCGGGGAAGACCACTTTGGAGGGGGCCGTCCTCGAGCAGCGGGGCGCCACTTTGCCCCGGGCTCGCTGCTGGTTCACCGCCCAGTCCGGTAAGGACGCGGTGGACTGGTTCCTGAACGAGCACGAGCCGATGCTGGCCGCCGCTTTCCGCGGCGGTTACAAGCTGCGCCGGGCGCAGGGCTCGGAGTACATCCGCTGGCACCGCTCGGAAGGGCTAGTGCGCCCGTTTCCGCCCACCCCGGACGCCTTGCACGGCAAGACCTCCGATCTGGTGGTGGTGGATGAGCCGTGGTCTTTCGATTTGGTCCGCGGCCAGCAGCTGGATCAGGCGCTGGTGCCGACGATGGCGACGAAACCGAACGCCCAGGTTTGGAAGTTCTCGACGGCGGGGGACGCCACGTCGCTGTGGTGGCTGGGCACGGTGGAGGCGGGCCGGGCCGCGGCCCGTGCGGGGCGAACCGAAGGGGTGGCCTATTTCGAATGGTCCTGCCCCGACGAGCTCGACCCCGGCGATGCGGTCACATGGCCGCGCTACCATCCCGCTTTCGGGCGGACTATCGGCGCCGAGTCGATGCAGGCGGCTTTGGACATGCTCGGCCCCGACGAGTTCGCCCGCGCCTACGGGAACCGCTGGGTGTCGACCCTGGCCCGGGTGATACCGGTGGAGGCGTGGCGGCGGGCGGCCGAGGAGCCGGCCGAGCTGCCTGCCTCGGGGCTGGCGTTGGCGTTCGATGTGGCCGTGGACCGCTCCGACGCGGCGATCGTCGCCTGCTGGCGGGACCCGGCCGGGGTGCATGTGGAGGTGGCCGACCATAGGCCAGGGGCGGGCTGGCTGGCCGGCCGCCTCCAGGAGCTATCAGAGCGGTGGCGGCCGGCGGTGATCGCCTACGACGCGGCCGGGCCGGCCCTGGATATCGCCGACGCCGCCACCCGGGCCGGGCTCGAGCTTCTCGGCTTGAAGGCGAGAGAGTACGCGGCGGCCTGCGCCGCCCTCTTGGAGGCGCTGTGCGCCGATTCCCCGGCTGTGCGCTACCGGCCCCACCCGGCCCTCGACGCGGCGGCCGCGGCGGCCGTACGGCGGCCTCTGGGGGACGCCTGGGCGTGGGGGCGGCGCCAGTCGTCCGGTTCGCTGGCGGCGTTGACGGCGATGACGGTGGCCTGCTGGGCGGCCGATCACGCCCCGGCCGTGCTGGGCGACTTCCGCGTCCTGTAACCTACTTTTTGGTAACTTTCCGGCGTGGTCATGGTGGCCCCGGCCCGGGCCCTGCCCGGTGTGCGCGACTCGGGCGGGCTGATCCCGCCCCCGTCGATGATGTCGGGGTTCGGCACCCCCGGCAACTACGTCTACGACGCCACCACCGCCCGCCAGATCCCGGCCGTGGGCCGGGCCATCCAGCTGTACGGCGGGATGATGAAACAGATGCCCATGGACGCCTACCGGGCCGGGCAGCCGCTGCCGCGGCCGGCGCTGCTGAAAAGCCCGGACCCGTCGCCGTTCTGGTCCCGTTCCCGCTACGTCCAGTGCTCCCTCGAGGATTATTTGTTGAGTGGCAACACGGTCAGCCTGGTGACCAGCCGGGGGGTGGACGGCTGGCCGCTGTCGGTCATGTACCTGCCCATCAACTGGGTGTACATCACCTGGCTGGCCGGCAACTTGGCGTCGGTGCAGTACACCTATCTGGGCCAGCCGCTGCCCGTTGAGGATGTCATCCACGTGGCCCGGGGTATCGACCGCTGGTTCCCGGTGCGCGGTGTGGGGGTGGTCGAGGAGAACTTCCCGACGTTGGACCGGGCCGCTATGGAAGGCGAGTACGAGCGTTCCGCCCTGTCCGGCGGGGCCGTCCCGAGTGTGGCGGTGATCGCCCCTCAGAGCGTGATCCCCCAGGATGTGGCCGACGAGGCCAAGCAGGCGTGGCTGACCAAGTTCGCCGGGCCGACCCGGGAGCCGGTCATCCTGCCCAATGGCACCCAGGTGGTGCCGCTGGCCTGGTCGCCGAGCGACACGCAGCTGACCGAGGCCCGCAAGTCGACGCTGACCGACATCGCCAACATGTTCAACCTGGACTCCTACTGGCTGGGCGCGGCCGTGCAGGGCATGACCTACCGGACGGCCGCCCCCCAATACCAGCAGATCCTGCGGACCAGCATCGAGCCGGTGCTGGCCGATTTCGAGCTGGTGTGGTCGGACGCCTGGTTCCCGCGCGGCACCGAGATCCGCTTCGACCGCAACAAACTGTTGGCCGAGGATCTGCCCACCACCGCCGCCGCCTTGCAGGCGCTGGTCACCTCGGGGATCGTGACCGGTCAGATGGCCTACCAGATGCTTTTGGGCGTGCCTTTGGCGTCGATCCCCTACCAGGCGCCGGCCGCCCCGGTACCGGTCGACGTGGCCGGCACGGAAACCGATTCGGGAGGCGCCAACCAGTGAAAACCGACGAGATCACCGAAGCCCGCTTCTACCGCACCGAGCTGCGCCAGGTCCAGGCCGTGGGCCGCCCCTACCGGTATCTGGAGGGGCGGGCCGTGCCGTACAACACCTGGCAGGATGTCGGCCCGTTCATGGAGATGCACGCCGAGGGGTCGTTCGCCCGGTCCACCCGGGGCGGCTCGGGCAAAGGCCTGCCGCTGCTGGTCGGCCACCGCCACGACGACCTGGACAACCTGATCGGCCACGCCGAATCGTGGAAACAGGACCGGACCGGCCTGTACGGGGTGTGGCGGCTGAACGAATCGCCCAAAGCCCAGCAGGCCGCCCGCCTGGCCGACGCCGGCGACCTGCGCGGCCTGTCGGTCGGTTTCCAGCCGGTGTCCGAACCGGAGTACGCCGCCGCCGGCGACCGGGGCGACAAAGCCTGGGTTATCTGGAACGAGTCGCGGCTGCTGGAAGTGTCGGTCACCCCGGTGCCGGCCTTCCCCGACGCCGAGGTGACGCTGGTGCGCACCCTGGTCGACCCGAAACAGCCGCCGCGGCCCACTCCCGACCTGGATCACTGGCGCCAGGTGGCGGCTGGGTTACATTCGCGCTGAAGCGCATAGCCCGCGGCCGATCCCGCCCCGCACCCTCGCCGCCAGCCCGGGGATTTCCCCACCTGGTGGCACGGTCGGGACACATCGCCAGCCCGCACCTAAGGCGGCTCGAAGTGTCCCCCACACCACGCGGAGGTTTCTGCCATGCCTAACCCGGTTCTGGTCGCCAAGCTCGACGAGCGCGCCCAGCAGGTCGCCACCATCGACGCCATCCTCGAGCAGGTCGACGGACGTGACCTGGTCGACGCCGAGAAGAGCCTGCTGGAGGCGGCCCAGCAGCGTATTAGCGCCCTGGACGCCCAGATCAAACCGCTGGAGGAGTTCGAGAAGCTGCGGGCCGCCCACCAGACCTCCGCCGCCGGGCTGGCCCCGGAGCGGCCGCCCGCCCAGGCCCGCCGCCTGGAAGGCCCGGAGCGGGCGCCCATCTACCGGTCGGCGGGCGAGTTCATGGTCGACTATGTGCGCGCCCACGGCATCCTCGAGCGGGGCGTCCGCGACGAGGCCGCCGCGGCCCGGATCGCCCAGACCCGCACGGTGGCCGACCAGAAAACCTCCGACACCACCGGGGTGCTGCCCACCCCGATCGTCGGCAGCGTGGTCAACCTGATCGACGCCAACCGGCCGCTCATCCAATCGCTGGGCGGCGCCAAGGGACTGGGTTTCGCCGGCGCCAGTTTCACCCGCCCCAAGATCACCCAGCACACCACTGTGGCCGTGCAGTCGGCCGAGAAAACCCAGCTGTCCTCCCAGAAGATGACCATCGCCCCGGTCACGTTCAACAAGGCCACCTACGGCGGTACCGTCGACATCTCCCGCCAGGACATCGACTGGACCAGCCCGTCGGCCTGGGACATCCTGATCCGGGATTTGGCGAACGTCTACGCCGTGCAAACCGAGACGGCGGTCGCCACCGCCTTCAAAGCGGCCTCCACGGCCACGGCGGTGACGGTGGCCACCAACGACCTGAAAGGCTGGTCCCTGGCCCTCTACACGGCGGCCATGCACTCCTACCAGGCCAGCTTCATGATGCCCGACCGCATCTGGTGCAGCCTGGACGTGTGGGCCGCCCTCGGCAGCCTGGTGGACGTGGCCCGCCTGGTCATCCCCCAGGACCGGGTGTCGGAGATGGGCGCGCCGGGCACGGCCACGCTGGCCAGCTTCTCCGGCGACCTGCTGGGCGTCCCCCGCATCGTGGTGCCCACCTTCGCGGCCGGCACCTGCATGGTCGGCAACTCCAGCCTGTACGAGGTGTACGAGGAGGTCATCGGCCTGCTGTCCGTGGTCGAGCCCAGCATTCTGGGTGTGCAGGTGGCCTACGGCGGCTATGTGGCTTTCGGGACCCTGTCGGCCACCGGCATCGTGCCGTTGACGGCCCCGGCCGGCATGCCCACCGCCCTGGAGACCAGCGGCGACGCGGGCATCCCCGACAACCCCAACCCGACCGCCGAGGCCCTGGCCGCCGAAGAAGCCGCCGAGGCGAAGGCCAAGAAGTAGGCGGGTGTGGCCGACTGGGAGATCATGGCCCACATGGTCGAACTGCCCATCACGGCCGAGGCGCCGATCGTGCTGCCGGCCGGCTGGGAGCCGATCGGCGCCCTGGCCCGCCAGGCCAACCAAGCGGTCGTGTTTTGCCGCCGCCAGGCGGCCGACCCCGGCCTGCCGGCCGGGGCGCCGGTCATCGACTCGCTCGTCCCGGCCAGCCTCGCCTCGGGCGGCACCCCGGCCACCGTGGACGTGTTCGGCGCCAACTTCGACGCCACCTCGACGGTAAACGCCGACGGGGTGGCGCGGGCCACGTTCTTCATCGACGCCGGCCATTTGGAGTACACGGCCCGCCCCGACCTCGAACCGCCCGGGGCGGTGCAGATCACCGTGGTCGGCCCGGTCGGCACGTCCAACCCGATGACGTTCACCTACACCTGATGGCCTGGACTGTCACCCCGGCCGGGTCGTGGTCGGTCGCCGCCACCGACGACCCCTCGGTCATGGCCGCCGCTCTGGCCCTGCCCCAGTCGTGGCCCATCGGCCAGCAGCCTGAGCTGTTCGTCCGGGCCGACCAGGTGTCCAGCCTGCCCCTGCCCGGCCCGCCGGTGGCCGGCTATGTGGCCTGGTGGGACGCCGCCCAGATTTCGGGGGTGGCCGACGGGGCCGCCCTGGCCGCCTGGCCGGCCGCGGCGGGCGGCTCCAGCTGGGATCTGGCCCAGGCCACCCCGGCCAACCGGCCCGTCTACTACAAGACCACCGCCGGCCAGCTGGTCAACGGCAAACCGGCCGCCCAGTTCAACGGCACCAGCCACTGGATGGCCGCCTCCGGGCCGGCCGCTATCAGCCAGCCCCTGAGCGTGGTGGCGGTGTGCACCGACCCGACCGGCGACACCGCCTTCCGGGTGGTTTTCGACTCCAACACCGGTGCCGAGGTGGTCGACTACGCCGACTCCGGCACCTGGAACGCCCAGGCCGGCACCAACCTGGCCGGGCCGGCCTTCACCGGCACCGCCTTTTTTGTGGCCGCCGTGTTCAACGGGGCGTCGTCGTCCAACACCGTCAACGCCGCCACCGCCACCGGCGCCACCGGCTCGCATGCGCTCACCCCGCTCACGGTGGGGGCGGCCCTCGGCCACACCTCCGGCTGGTGGAAGGGGGCTATCTGCGAGCTGATGGTCTACCCGTCGGCGCTGACCGCCCCCCAGATCGCCTCGCTGCGCGCCTACGCCCAGTCCAAGTGGGGGACACCCTGAATGGCGTTATGGCCCACCCTGCCCGAGGTGCGCAAAGTTCTTCGCCTGCAGCCCGACCCGACCGAGGACGGGATTATCACCACCGCCCTGGCCGCGGCGGTCGACTACGCCAACCGGCGCCTGGCCTACCGCTATCCGATCCCCCCCTATGATGACGGACTTTTGCCCGACGCCGCCCACGAGGCTTGCCTGCTGCACGCCTGCCGCCTGTACCGCCGCCGCGACAGCATCGACGGCACCATCGGCTTCGGCGATTTGGGGGCGGTCCGCGTCGGCCGCACCGACCCCGACGTGGAGGCGTTGTACGCGGTATGCGGGCCGGTGGTGTTCGGCTGATGTCGTGGGATCGGCCCACCGCGGCAGCCGCCCTGGTCGGGGTGATGGCCGCCGCCACGGACGGGACGGTGACGGTGTTGGAGCAGCCGCCGGCCACGTTCAACCCGCCCGCGTTGATCGTCGGCTACCCGGCCACGGTCACCCTGCACAACCCGGCCTTCGCCGTCGACCAGGCCGCCCTGGCCGTGCTGGCCGCGGTGGGCGCCCCGGAGGGCGACGACCTCGACGGCCTTTTGGACACGGCCACCCGGGCCGTCGAATCCGACCCCAGCCTGGGCGGGGCGGTCCAGCACGCCAAGCCCACCGAATGGCGTAACTGGCGGATGTTGACCGTGGCCGGGGTGGACATGCTCACCGCCGAGCTGGCCCTCGAAATCCGCATGTAGAAAGGAGCGGACCCTTGTCCGATATCGACGTTCTGGACGGCCCCAGCGTGGAACCGTTCTCCGACCCGCTGCCGCCGACCGCCACCCCGGTGATGATGACCGACACCTACGTCGAAGTGGGCGGCGCCAACCTCAAATGCCTCGCCGAGGAAGTCAGCCTGGAGGCCGAAAACAAGCCCATCGAAGTAACCACTTTTTGTGGGGTGACCGACTATCCCGGCCCGGTCAAATACCACTTCAAAGCCAAGTTCGTGCAATCCTTCGACCCCGGCGCCACCGACGCCACCCTGTCCGCCGCCCTGGCCAACTACCAGTCGTCGTCGACGCCGGTGCCGTTCAAAGTGCGCCCGTACGCGTCGCGGCCGGTGTCGGCCACCAACCCCCAGTACTCCGGGTTCGCCATCCCCCAGCCCTACACCGTCTTCGGCGGGGCGGCCGGCGCCGCCTCCGAGGTCGACATCGACTGGATCATGACCGGGGTGTGGACCAAAACCACCACCGGGGTGGCCGCCACTGGCGCCACCGCCGGCGCCCCCGGATTCTTTACGCCCACCGGGGCCACCACCCCCGCCAACCTGGCCGCCCTCACCGGCATCACCGCCGCGCCCGCCACCGCCTGGACGACAGGCCAGTACGTGATCACCGCCGACCTGCTGGCCGCCCACTGGACCGGGTCGGCCTGGGCGGCCGGTATCGCCTGATGGCCGCCCCGCTCGTCGGCATCATCGGCGCCAAAGCGTTACGCAAAGACCTGAACCGGCTCACCGACGACGTCAGGTCGCCGTTGTACAAGGCGATGGCCCAGGCCGGTTTCGATGCCGTCCAGCCGGTCGTAAGCGCCACCAAAGCCGCCCTGCCGACCGGGCCGCGCACCACCGGCACGCTGGCCAGAACGGTGCGGGCCTCCCGGTCCCGCACCGGCGGGGCGGTGCGCATGGGCCGCACCACGGTTCCTTATGCGGGGTGGGTGGAGTTCGGCGGCACCCGCAAACAACCCCACGAATCCCATCGCCAGTTCATCCGAACCGGCCGGTACCTGTTCCCCGCCGCCCGCGGCGACGCCGAACGGGCCGCCCAGGCCTACAGCGCCGCCCTCGAGCGGCTGTTCGCCTCGCCCGGCATCTGGACCAACACCACCACCAGCCCGGGGGCCGTCCATGACTGACCACCCGGGCTACCTGGACGAGCCGATCGAGGTCGG